GCTATCAATATCATCAACCACATTATCGTTCTCCTGTGTCCATGTTAGTATTTCCCATCGACCATCGTGGTGCTCAACTAATGATGTACAACTTTCAACCCAATCACCATCATTCATATAAGTTACACCATCTATTTCTTTAATTTCTGCATGATGTATGTGACCGCATATTACACCATCGAAACCTCTCTTTTTACAATATCCAGCAAGATTTCGTTCAAATTGAAAAATAAAATCTATAGCCTTTTTTACGCGGTGCTTAAGAAAACGGCTAAGGCTAAAATAACCAATACCAATTCTATGTAAGAACCAATTAAGTTTACTATTAGTTGATAAGATAAAATCATATGCTTTGTCTCCTAAAAATGATAACCAAGGCGCCAGTCTAGTAATACCATCAAATAAATCTCCGTGAACCACAAGATAGTGTTTACCATCTGCGCCTATGTGTTCACATTGATTGGTCATTTCTATCATACCAAAATTTAAATTATATTGCAGAAATGGTCTAAAAAATTCGTCGTGATTGCCTAAAACGTAAACAACTTTCGTATTCCGTTTGGCATGACCTAGTACTCTTCGAATTACGTTGGTGTGACTTTGTTTCCAGCGCCACTTGTTCTGTTTAATTTTCCAACCATCAATAATATCACCAACAAGATACAATGTTTCGCATGTATTGTGTTTGAGGAAATTATTGAGTGCTTCAGCCTTGCAATCTTTCGTGCCAAGGTGAACATCTGAGATGAAAATACTGCGATATGTTTTTTGCATAGAAATTCTGGTTACGGATCCAGAGTCACCTGATCGTTGTGACCGATTTTTAAAAAGGTTAGAAACTTAGTTGACTTCTAAACATGATTGCTTTATCACCATTTACACGGCTGCCTGACGAACCAACTAAAGAATCAAACTTAGTATCAACATAATTTAACATAAAACGTAAATTATCAGTGCAGAACCAAGTAATACCATAAGTCATTGCTGTGGCACGATTTGCTTTACCTGTAGCAACACTAACGTCACTTGCATCAAATTCACTCATACGTACACCGACTTGCCATGCACCACGACCGCCTTTGTCTACAGGATTATTTGGCTTAATCCATCCAAATGCTCCATCTTTATACGAATGTGATTCACCAGTTAAATTATAAACAGCCTGCACATAGTAACCTTTGATTTCTTGGTTACTACCTGTTGTGGGATCATATTTAAAATTGAAATACTCACTCTGTAATTTAAGACCATTATAAGCAAATGCGGCTTCGAGTCCTTGACGAGTTCTCACTGTTGCACCACTTAATGCTGAACCGGTGAACCAACCACTTTGCATACGTGATTCTGTTCTACCACTAGCAGGAGTTACACCACTTTTAATTTCACCAGTACTATATGCTGCACCTAAATGTGCGGTGTATGCTTTACTGCCTGTGAGTTCTGCAATGTTGGTAGTTACACGACCAATGTAATCAAAACCATCAAACTCTGCACTCTTATTACTCTTACCTCTACTCAAAGCAATCGCATAAGTCAAACCAGGTTTTGGAATACCGTGTAACATAAAACCAGTTTCTTTTGCAGGAATCAATTCACTATCATTTTGGCCAATTAAACTGCGCTCCATGAAATCTAGATTATTTGAACTAGTCAACTGTTCTAAACTAAATGGCATTTTGAATAAACCAAATTGAAACTGCATTTCAGGATTGGCTGCATAGTTGACCCACATTTCATCTGCCGTACTAGAGGTAGAACTAAATCCGTCACTGGCACCAAAGTTAGCAAGTAATTGATATTTGAAGTCTTTAGCGAATTGACCTCTTACTCCAAATCTTGCTCGTCTTGCTTCAGCGGTGTTCTGATACGAATCTGTGGTTTGACCGAGACCATAATCTGGTGTGTAGTGTCGATAGTCCATGTGTACTCGACCTGTAAATTGGGCAGTGTTGTTGCCGTCTTTAGATTTGAGTCCAAGTCCGTTTTCTGTAACTGAGCCATCGTTTGCTCTTGCTTGTCTGTACTTGACTGAATCGCTAACGTCTTTGTCGATTCGTTGCTCTGCAAACTTTTTGTTTTCTTCTCTCTCTTCATATGCTTTGAGTTTGGCTTCATATTCTTTTTGAGTGATTACATTTTTTTCTCTTAGAATATTCAGTGTGTCCTTATACTCATCAGCATATGCTGGAATTACTGCTGCTAGTGCAACTACGATAGAAAGTTTTTTAAATAATTTCATGATATATCCTTATTTCCAAATTGGGTTGTTATCTGGTCCACGGAAGTCTTTCTTCCAATTTTCTTGTACTAACTTAATTACATCGGCTGGCATGTGAACATATTCTAGTTCTGTTGCCATTTGTGCGCCATTCTTGTATGACCAGTCAAAGAACTTTAGGACTGCACGACCTGTTAGTGTATCTGCTTGTTGCTTATGCATTAAAATAAAACTTGCGCCTGTTGCTGGCCATGCATCTTTACCTGTCTGCCATGTGAGCAACAAATACATTCCTGGTGCATTTACCCAATCAGCATTTGCTGCGGCTGCTTTGAATGTTGAATCATCTGGTAATACAAAGTTACCATCACGATTCTTTACGGATGCAAATGCAATTTTATTTCTCTTAGCAAATGCATACTCTACATAACCAAATGCACCTTTGATACGCTGAACTTGTGCTGCAACGCCTTCGTTACCTTTGCCACCTACACCGACTGGCCACTTAACTGCTGTACCCTCACCAACTGCTTTTGCAAACTCAGGATTTGCTTTACCCAAGAAATTTGTCCAGATGAATGTAGTACCTGAACCGTCAGCACGATGAACAACTGTGATGTTCATGGCAGGAAGAGTTACTCCAGGATTTAATTCAGCAATTGCTTTGTCATTCCACTTTGTAATTTTACCAAGGTGAATGTTTGCAATAACTTCTGGTGTCAACTTTAATTGACCTTGTGCTACACCGTCAAGATTAAACACTGGCACAACACCACCAATGATTGCTGGGAATTGTACAAGACCTTCTTTGTCTAATTCTTCTTTCTTGAGTGGCATATCGGATGCGCCAAAGTCAACTGTCTTTGCTTTAATTTGACGAATACCACCGCCAGATCCGATTGATTGATAATTCAAACCAATGCCAGTTTGTGCTTTGTATGCTTCAGCCCACTTTGCATAGATTGGAAATGGAAAAGTCGCACCAGCGCCAGTGAATTCTGCTGCTGATACGACCGAAGATACTGCTAATAGAATGGATGCTAAAAACTGCTTCATATTATCTCCTTTAAGTTAGACTACTAAAATCGTTCTGTGTAACGGAACCGTCACAATTTAGAATTTTTTTTAATAGTCCGATCAAAAAAGATAATCAGACTCTTTATTTAGTCTTTTTTGAAAAGGTAAAATCCTTCTGGTTGAGTTCCTGGATGTCTAAAAATAATTTTCATACCATCAGTATATTTTTTTCTACCTTTTATTGACTCACTTTTTTTCTTTTTGTTTTCCTCAGAGGGTTTTACATTTAACTGCCTTTTGCGACAATTTTCTTTAAAAGAATCATTGTGTTTATAACCACTTAAAGAGTTTGATATTTTTTTACAAACATCTTCAGGTCGTTTTCTACCCTTCAATTTTTTAGAAACTGTATCATATGCGGATTTCGGATTAGGTTTTCTAGTAGGATTTTTTGATCTTGATTTTTTAAATTTTTCAATAACTTCCTGTTTTGTCATAGGATTTTCAGTTCCATACATGGGAGGTATTGAAACGTTTTCAGTTTTGTTCATAAAATCTATCCTACTAGAAACTTTCATTCGCCTCAATACCTTATTTTCCCACAATCTAGCTTTTCGAACATCCTGGAAAACCTTCCTTATCTCAAAAATAAAATTTTCTTTTCCGTAGAGAGAAATTTTTTTCTTAACTTCTTTAGAAGAAGTTTCATAGTCCAACCAAAATTTTTTAGGATCAGAATCTTTTGAGTATTTAACTCCATAATAAAAAGTATTGTCGCTTAAACATTTTAAAAGATATGTGTATGGTTTATGCAGCTTTTCCCCAAACGTTTTCCCATGATCCTGTGAGAGCTCCTTTTGCATAATCTGTTACCCTATTTTCGAAAAAATTCCCGTGTATAGGACTATTTATCATTTCCTCAACCCACCTTAAAGGATTTTTCTTTACTTTAAAAATCCCTTTAAGACCGAGAGAAATAAGCCTGCGGTCAGCAATATAGCGAATATAAGACTTAACATCTTTTGCATCTAGATTCTCCATAGGACCCATTTCAAATGCAAGATCGATAAACTTATCTTCCAATTCAACCATCTTCTCTGCAATAGTATATATCCTGGATTTTAAATCGTCATTCCAAATTTCTTTATTCTCTTCTATGTAGGTTCGGAACAATTTAATCATATTCTCGGCGTGCATTGTTTCATCAACGATTGACCAAGTAACGATTTGTCCCATACCTTTCATCGCACCGTGGCGTGGGAAGTTAAGTAACATGATAAAGGAACTGAATAGTTGCATTCCTTCGGTGAAAGCAGAGAATACTGCAATGTGAGTAGCAGTAGAAGCAGCATCGCCATTCTGTGCGCTAAGACCAAGAACATAATCATGTTTATCCCTCATTGCCTGATATTCTAAGAATTGATTGTACATTGTGTCAGGCAGTCCTAATGTTTCAATCAAATGTGAGTATGCTGCAATATGTAAAGCTTCTCTTGCTGCAAAGCCTAGTAACATCATACGAACTTCTGGTTGTGGGAAATATGGTAAATAGTTCTTAACGTAACCACCAGCCACATCAATATCACCTTGCGTAAAAAATCTAAAGATGTGTGTTAAAAATTGTTTTTGTTCCGTTGTTAATTTATTTTTCCAATCTTTTACATCTTCAATCATAGGAACTTCGGAATGAAGCCAGTGAGCCTGTTCATGTTGCAACCATGCGTTATATGCCCAGGGATATGCAAAAGGTTTAAATGCGGTTCTTTCGTCTGTTAGTTTTGTATTTTGCTTTTTAGTCATTGATGAATGCCTCTAGTTCTTGTTTTGTTTTTGATCCAACTAATCTTTTTGTTGCGTTATTTTCTTCTACCATAACAAGAGTTGGTACACCACGAATACCATATTCTGTTGCAATTTCAGGATGAACATCAATATCAATCACTTCAATTGGTACATTTGTTTCAATTTGTTCTAGTGTTTGTGCTAGAGATTTACAGGGACCGCACCATGATGCGGTAAATCTTATTATCTTTTTCATTCTTCTCTTTCTATTCATACATTACGGTGTCTGTATCACCTAATGCCCATTTTGGATTTTGTTCAACAACATATTTCTTTGTACAAACTTTAAAGTCTGGAAACTTTAATTGCTTTGGATTACTTGCTGCATCTAAGAATAAACAACGATTGTTTGGCTGTGCAGCATATTGACCATTATCTAGTTCAATAAAATTAAAACTTTTGTGATCCTCTGGCCATTCGGCATAACTTGTATCGATAATATTTAAATCTGGTGCTGAGTGGTCAACTGTAAACAAATAATTGCCTTGATAAAACTGTTTATCTTTAGCATAAACTTTTGCGGTTAGGTTACGAAGAAATGCTTTTTGTATTACCGTAAAGTCATAACTAAAACAATCCCAAATTTGTAATGTATCTAAAGGTAAAAACTTCTTAGGGTCAATATTCTCTTTGCGTGATACAAACGCATGGAGAGGTAGTTTGTC